GGTCAAAGAGGTTGCATAATCAATCGTAATCGTACCAGCAGTAACGTCAACCGCCGTAATAATCTGATCTTCCCAGACATTAAAAAGAACAGTATTAATAAAACGAACGGTTGCACCAACCACAAAATCCGAAGCATCGTCAACACCAATTGTGACTGTAGAAATACTGGTGATGTCTGCTTTTACTTCATACAGTTCATCGTAAACTGTAAGTTTACCTACGCCAAGAAGTTTTGCAAGTACTGGACCTGGATTTGAAAACAAATCACCGGAACCAAATGCAGACGATTCAAGCAATGCCTGAATTTTGGAATCAATAATCAAGGTTTTCAACAGTTCACTATTCAACATGCAGTACTCAGGTTGAACACCGGCATCATTACTGAGAATTACTTTTGCATCAAAAATATCTTCAACAGGGTTACGACTTGTACCGGCAGTCCAGCCACGAGTCGCATTGTCAAGAGTTACGAAATGGGTTGTGGGTATACCATAACTGATGGAAAATTTGGCACCACCAAGTACTGAATAAGTAATGGCACCTTGAGTAATCATATTTGAACACATCCACTCACGTCTACGAGCACAACGATACTGCATTTTTTTAGCACCACGGGCCAATTTACGTTCAGCAGTTTCATAAGTTGCTGTGGTTCCAGGTTGACGAAGATTGTTAAGAAATTCTTCATCAAAGAACATTTTTTCTTTCCAGTAAGCGGCTCTTGCTTCACCTTGTCCAACACCATCAAGACCAACAGTTGGTGCAACAGAACCAGGAGCTACAAATGGAGTCATTCCGCCAGAATTATATTCCATTTCCCATTTGATCGTATCAGATGGGTAATTCTGGGAAGCAAACATATTCGAAAAGAAGTTTGACGGTACTTTATCCATCTGAGAAATCAGTTTATTAAGTACCTCCAACTGTAAAACGGGAATGCCTTGTGTACCTTTCATAATGTATTATCTCCTTTTATAGTTATTGGTACTTATTTAAGAATTGTAAAACGACCATCAGTAGATGCACCAAGAGAAGTAAGTGCGACCGCTGTGGCATTAACCAGACCCGTTGAATAAAAAATAGCATTGGAAACAACTACTGAACCAAGAGCACCAACTGCATCTTCACCTGTACCAGTATCAATATCTTTGTCAAGAATATATTTAGCAACTGAATAAGGAGTTGCTCCAGAAACAACATAAATATACGCATGTTTCGCAACTGTACCGTTAGTTGCAGTAAAAGCCCCACATGCTATATCTGCATAAATTGGGTTAGTGGTACGATCAATTGCAGTAATAACACCACAATCTACAAGGCCATCACCCGCTGTATTTTCAAAATAAATCTGATCCCCAACAATGAATTTATAAGAATTGTCAACCGAAACATAAACATGACCGGATGAACTATTTGCTACCATTGGGGCAACACCAATCGCTGCATCAGTATTCAATGCAGCTACTTGACTACCGTAAGCAGGGACAAACGGATATACTTTACCTGTATTACCAGCAGCAGATGAATTAACACAACATACTGTACCCGCTTCCAACACACCATAACCAGGCGCAAATGTTTTGTCCAAAATCAATGCCTGTTCCCGAAGGGAATAAAACAACCGTTTATACCCCTGACCCTCACCATTCTGTACTACTTGAGGAATGCTACCACCGAGTGTTTTTGACATTTTTACTCTCCTTTATTGATTATTTAGTTACAAAATTATGCTTTATCTGTTCCTTGACCTATATGACGAAGCAATCTATTAACAATCACATCTTCCTGCTTGCTGCTATCTTCATCACCATTCCCTTTTGAAACATTACCAAAACCATAAATTTGTGTTTCAGAACCTTCTTCCGGTTCCCAATCTTTCAATTCCGTATCAACCGTCACCCGAAATGTTTCTGAATCAAACTGACCATCTTTTACAAATTCATTATGATTTACAAGTCTGCGAATTTTGGCAAACAATCTTTGCGGGATCCTTTTGCATTAAACTGTGCTGTAAAAATAGCATCAGCAGACAATGATATTTCTTTTTCGGCACGAATTGATTCTTGTTTTTCAATCTGCATCACTCTTTTTTCAAGCCCCTTATTTTCTTCAGAAAGTTTTGTACTTTCAGAATTTGCGGCAGCCAATTTAGTTTCCAATTCAGTTTTAGTAATATCAAATTCCGTTTTCAATTCCGTTGTAATTTCGTTTACCAACGCTTTAAATTCTTCCGGACATTCCGTTTTGAATTGTTCTCTGTTCATAATTTTTTTATCCTCCCTAGGTGGTTTGTTTACTTCTTTTTCGATATACTCCAAACTAAATTCCTCTTCCCCATTTTCAGACATTGCTACTGATCTTGTATTTGGATCGTAACCAAATGTGCAAATTGATGCCTCTTTAAATACTGATTTTCTCCAAATTGTTCCA